CAGAAGTAACAATTTCTGAATCAAATCCAACTACTGCAACCACTAGCCAATATGTTCAAGAAGGTGATATGTGGGTTAACAAAACATCAAATAGGTTGTATACATATACAAATTCTAGTTGGAAACGAATTAATAATTATGTAAAAGTTCGTGCGGCTGTTCCTGTTATAGAAAACGATGAACAATCTGGTGATTTATGGATTAACACACTAAATGACAAAATTTATTATTATAACCCTACCACTAGCACATGGGAATTTTTGGCATCTAATACAACATTTTCTACAATTTCTCCTACTTCAACTGATATAAGAAATATAGGAGATTATTGGATAAATACAGAAAAACTAAAATTATATGCATATGATGGTAGTAATTGGCTTGATTTAACATTTCAAGAAAAAGGAACGTTCGTTAGATCAGTAGTAAGAAAAGACATTAATAATGTAGATCATAAAGTTTTAGAAAATATTGTTAACGGAAAAACTGTTTCAGTAATATCATCTGATGCAATTGGATGGAAGGCAAATGCCTCAGAAATATTATATGAAGGAGGCTCATATGCTGAATCTTTTATAAGAATTTCTCCAGGTTATAATTTACCAAACTTTGCTGGCGAACTGGTAATAACAGTTACCCAAGGTGAGATACCAGAACCAGCCACAGGCTATAGTCCAGTCGAATATAATATATATAAAAATTATGCTTTAGGAAGTGGTACTGATAATATAAAAGTAAGAAATGCAAGTAACCAGTGGATAGTCCCACCATCTATTACGGTAGGTTCTACCCGTCCAACAGGAAAAGCAAAATATAGCGTATGGATTACACAACAACCATATAGACTTAGGGTATATAATGGAAATGGAGAAAATAACAACAATTGGGTCGATCCGACCGCAATATTCAATATGGGGAACATTAGTTCTGATATAACAGGTTTTCCTAGAGTGTTTAATGGGATTGCGTCAAAACAGACAATTTCTGGATCATTTATAAATTTTTATGAGGCATCTTATTTTGAGGCTGGAACGACATACTTCAATGGATTACTGGAAAATGACCCCTTTGATGAAGTGGAACCAATCCAATCTAATTATGCTATGTCATCATCTGTTCGTCTATATCCAAAACAATGGTTTCCTATTGTAAAAGGAACTATGTCTTTCCATCTTCAAATGGCAGGTATTACTGATTATGAATTTAAAATTTTGCGAATACCAATGGATTCAAACGATAATGAATTGGATGCTAACCCGATTAAATTTATTGGATATAACGGTCTTGGAACTTCCTACCAAAATTCGATGAATTATGTGACTTTCCATTTTGTTGATATAGTTGGTGGATATTTGCCATCATATTATCCAACCGAAACAGGACCATTTCGGATAAGATATGCGTTGATTGCAAAAAAAACAGGAACTACATTTAGACTTAGTGATAGATCAATTCAACTTGACGTGTATTATACTGGTGTAGAAAGTGTGTCTCAAACTGGAACAGTTCTTGATGATTTTTTCTATTATTTACCATCATAAAACAAGGAAAAAAAATGAAAATATTTTATGCATATAATATTACAAATGGAAGAATAACAAGTTCTGGATATGCAAGTCCTGATTTTCCAGTGGAACTACGCAGAAATCAAAAAATAATTTTTGATGTAGAGGCAAGCCCATTAATCCAATATCATAATCTAGAAACAGATAAATTGACTCAACGACCAACATTAAATATAGATAATATCACTTTATCCGTTGATGAAGAATATAATCCTGAAAATATACCAGCGGGAACGATAGTATATGTAGATGGCGAAAATGTTGGTGTCGTAGATAACACTGGGCTAACTTTAGTTTTCCCAGTTGCAAAACAATATACAGTAAAACTGGTGCCACCATTTCCATATATTGAAAAATCTATAACAGTAGAGGTTATATAATAATGACTAAAATAATAATTGATAAACAAAAAATAATCAACAAGCAAATTGCCGAATTAAAAAAGTTAAGAAATCAAGCATATATATTAGAAGCCGACCCGCTATTTTTCAAATCACAAAGAGGCGAAGCAACGGTTGAAGAATGGCAAGCAAAAATCGAAGAAATAAAATCTAGATTTCCTTATCCTGGAGAATAACATTGACATTAAATTTATCCACAGAACATTTGTCTGCAATATTGCCTAATAATAAAGAAATAAAAGCATGGCATGATGCTATGGTAAAAATATTACCAAAATATGAAATAACCAGCAAAACTAGAATTGCCGCATTTTTATCTCAAACTGGGCATGAAAGCTTAGATTATACTATATTGTCAGAAAATTTAAATTATAGTGCAAAAGGTTTAAACACGGTTTTTTCAAAATATTTTAAGAATGCAGGACGTGATGCAAATTTGTATGCAAGACAACCAGAAAAGATAGCAAATATAGTTTATGCAAATAGATTAGGCAATGGCGACACCGCCAGTGGAGACGGGTGGAAATACCGTGGTAGAGGAATAATTCAGTTAACTGGATATAGTAATTATAAAGCATTTGCGGACTATATTGATAAAACAGTCGAAGAAACTATCCAATATGTTCAAACAAAAGAAGGTGCATTAGAAAGTGCCGCATGGTTCTGGAATTCTAGAAATATTAATAAAGTTGCCGATACTGGTGATGTAGTTGCGGTTACTAGATTAATAAATGGCGGAACACACGGATTAACGGATAGAACAAAAAGATACAATAACGCATTAAAAGTATTAAATTCTTTAAATGAAGTTGCGGCTGAACAAAATATCATTATAAAAAATAAGATTCCGGTTGTAAGACAAGGCAGCAATGGTCAAGTAGTATCAAAAATTCAAGAATATTTAAAAATACCAGTTACGGGTATTTTTGACCAAAAAACACACGATTCTCTGGTAAAATGGCAAAAATATAACGGACTTGTCCCAGATGGTGTAGCAGGACCAAACACTTACAAGAAAATGGGTATCTCTTAAATTTTTTCCTTGACTCTGTAATGATTCTTCTATATAGTTACCAGCATACTTACGATCTATAGGAGATAACATATGACTAGAGTTTTTTCTGACGCAGAGAGAACAAAAATTAAGCAAATCATCACTGAGGGTGTTCATGTAGAAAACGAAATTGAAACACTAAAAGGTGGTTTAACTGATACAGTAAAAGCAATCGCAGAAGAGCTTGATATTAAGCCAGCACTACTGAAAAAAGCTATCAGAATTGCAGCAAAAGCAAATCGAGAAAAGCAACGACAAGAATTTGACGAATTAGAAGCAATCCTTGAAACCGTCTCACTTGGCTAATCATTAAACTAACAATTTGGGCGGTAACACGCCCATTTTTTATTCAAAGGAGAAATTAATTGAGTTATACGGACGCTTATCTAGATAAAGATACAATACACGTAGTAGAACGTAGAAATGGCAAACGTCATTTCTTAGAATATCCAGCCGTTTATGTGTTTTATTATCCAGATAACAAAGGAAAATATAAAAGCATATTTGGCGAAAATCTTACAAAGGTAGTTTGTAACGGAAGAAAAGAATTCAACAAAGAAAAAAGAATACATTCTAATAAGCGGTTATACGAAAGTGATGTCAATCCGCTGTTTCGTTGTTTAGAAGAACATTATCCAGATCGTCATGCTCCTGAATTACATTTAGGCTTCTTTGACTTGGAAGTTGCGTTCAATAAAGAATTAGGATTTGCTCCCCCAGAAGACCCATTTAACCCGATAACGGCAGTTGCATTACATCTTAGCTGGCTTAATAAGACTATATGTCTTGTTATTAAACCTGATACATTTTCTAAAGAAGATGCAGAAAACATAGCTAATTCTTTCCCAGATACATTTTTGATGGATAGCGAAGAAGAATTGCTTCTTACCTTTTTAGATTTAATTGATGATGTTGATGTTTTAAGTGGCTGGAACAGCACAGGGTTCGATATACCATATATCGTAAATCGTATTGCATTAATTCTTGGAAAAGAATATACTAGAAAAATGTGCCTTTGGAAGCAATATCCAAAAAAGCGTGAATACGAAAAATATGGAAAAATAAATGAAACTTACGATCTAATTGGGCGTCAACACCTTGACTATTTAGAATTATATCGCAAATATACATATCATGAAATGCATAGCTATAGTTTGGATGCTATTTCTGAATATGAATTAAAGGAAAAGAAGATTGCCTATGAAGGAACGTTAGATCAACTCTATAATCGTGATTTTTATACGTTTATTGATTATAACCGTCAAGACGTTGAACTACTTGTTAAGTTAGACAAAAAATTACAATTCATTGATTTGGCAAACGTTATTGCTCATGATAACTGTGTGATATTGCCAACTACTATGGGATCAGTTGCACAAATTGACCAAGCAATTATAAATGAAGCCCACGCTAGAGGGATGATAGTTCCTGATAGAGTTCGTGATAAAGATAAAGTAAAGAAGTCATCATCTTTTAACAATGACGACGACATTTATGATTATGACGACAGAACAGTATACTCAGAATTTGATGAAGATGATGAAACATTCCCAGATTCAGATACCGTAGCTGGTGCATATGTTGCACAACCAAAAGTAGGAGTTCATAAATGGATAGGAAGCATTGACTTAAATTCATTGTATCCGAGTATCTTGCGGGCATTGAATATGAGTCCAGAAACTCTTATCGGTCAAATTAGATTAGAGTTAACCAATAAAATGCTATCTAAGTTCGAAACTGTAGTTAAGGCATGGGATGGAAAGTTTGCCACCCCAGAATATGAACTAGTGATGAACAAAGATAAAAATACTACTTTGCATTTGGATATGCAAAACGGGGAATCATATGAAATGTCTGGTGCACAACTCTATGACCTTATTTTCAATAGAGGTTATCCATGGATGCTAACATCTAATGGAACTATTTTTACTACCGAAGTAAAAGGTGTTATTCCTGGTCTATTGGAAAGATGGTATAAAGAACGAAAAGATTTGCAGAAAAAAGCGAAGTCTCTTAAAGGTGTAGATGACAAAGAATTTGCATTTTGGGATAAACGACAATTAGTTAAAAAGATTCTACTTAACTCGCTATATGGTGCGTTATTGAATGTCGGTAGTAGGTTCTTTGATGCAAGATTAGGGCAAAGCACAACATTAACTGGAAGATGCATTGATAGACACATGGCTGCTACAGTGAATGAAATATTCACAGGCGTATATGATTATAAAGGTGAAACGGTTATATATTGTGACACTGACTCCTCTTATTTTTCTGCTTATCCTGTTTACAAAGATAAGATTGAAAGTGGGGAGATAATGTGGGATAAGGATACTGTTATTAAATTTTATGATGCAGTATGCGAAGAAGTTAACAAAACATTCCCAGACTATATGAGAAACAATCATAATTGTCCAGATAAATTCAATCATACAATTGCCGCTGGTCGAGAAATTATAGGAAGTAACGGACTTTTCATTAAGAAAAAACGTTATGCTATTATGGTTTATGATACAGAAGGTTATCGTGAAGATCAGGACGGGAAACACGGAAAACTAAAAGCTATGGGATTGGACTTGAAACGTAGTGATACTCCATCTTTTATGCAAGATTTCTTAAAAGAAATATTGCTAGACGTTTTGACAGGAAAAACTGAAAGTGATATTATTGAAAAGATAAAAGAGTTTCGTTCTTCATTTAGAGAAATGAATCCATGGGAAATGGGAACACCAAAAAGAGTTAATAAATTGACTTACTACTATTCTACTGAATACAAGATCGCTAAAGACGGTTCAGAAGAATATAAAGGAAAATCTAGAATTCCTGGTCATGTGAGAGCAGCGATTAACTATAATAGATTATTGAAAATGCATGGCGATAACTTTAGCATAAAAATATCGGATGGTATGAAAACCATTGTATGTAAATTAAAAGATAATCCTTTAAAGATTACAAGTGTGGCAATACCAACAGACGAAAAAAGAATTCCAGAATGGTTTAAAGAATTGCCATTTGACACAGTAGAAATGGAAAATACTATTGTAACTAAAAAAATACAAAACCTATTGGGTGTATTAAAATGGGATTTAAAGAGCAGTTTGGCTAACACCACATTTAACTCTTTGTTTTCGTTTGAATGATTTTGCTTGACAACAATACAAACATCGTGTATTATACCAACATAAACTTAAAATTTGGAGAAAATCTTAAATGTTAGAACTAAAAGATGTTATAAATGACATCGTTAAACATACTGCTATAGGTTTTATAGAGCATGTAAAAATAACGGGTTCTTCTACTGAAACATTGATTGACGCAATGGACCCAGATAGAACTGTTATTTTGAAAGCAAAGCTTCATGAGCCTATTCCAGAGTTTGAAGGAGAAATCGGATTTGGTAATCTTGGATTTCTCAAGGGACTGCTAAATCTACAAAACTATAAACAAGAAGGAACTTCGATAGAAGTTCTTAATAGAGAAAAGAATGGCATATCTTTTCCAGATCATCTTCTTTTTAAAGATGTTAACGGTAATAGCGACCGTTATCGCTTTATGAGCAAAGAAACTATTGATCAGGTTTTACAAACTGTAAAATTTAAAGGTGCCAAATGGGATGTCGTCGTAGAACCAACCAAACAAAAAGTATCTGAACTGCAAAGTGCCGCATCCATCTACGGCGGTATTGAATCTAATTTTACTTTAAAGATTGACAATGGTGATCTTGTTGTAAACATCGGATCAAATACCGGAAATTTTACTGCCAAACGTATCTTTTCAAAAGATGTAAAAGGCGATTACAAAGAAAACCATCCGTGGCCTCTTTCTAAAGTCCTAACTATTTTAAACTTAGGAACGAGTGCAAAATGCACAATGTCAATATCAAAAATTGGTGCATTACAAATATCAGTCGATAGTGGTATTGGAAAATACGACTATATTCTACCAGCTTTAACCGTATAACTTTATAATATAAAAGGAAAAAAAAACATGTCTAGCACAATTAGCATCAACGATATTAAGTATGATCTATTAAAAATCATCGAACCATGGGATGGTGTTTTGATGCAAAACCAATGGAAGCCTATTTTCAATCTTTTCAATTCTTATTTGGGAGATTTGAAAGAAGCAGGAACCATACGCGAGTATAACATCGTTTACACTATTCGTGAAAACAGCATCACTTATGATGTTAATGTTAAGATCAACATGGAAAGAAGTCCAAAGAAATTAAAAATTCACGCAGGAACCTTTCAGCATCCTTGGGTTTCTAAAACAGAAAATGCATAACTAATGTGAGGGCAAAAGCCCTCACTTTTTTATATAAGGATGACTAAATGGCAATAACGGCTACATCAAATGAGTATATACATACAAGCGTAATTGATACTAATTCTAGTGTTCTATATGATGGAATTACTTGGAATAGTTCTCAACCCATATATACAATTAATCCACCAACCTATAATACAACTATTTCAACACCACCAACTTATACTACTACCACTATGACATATCCTCCTTCTATGAAAATTGATGGAGAAATTATATTCAAAGGTGAAAAACTATCTGATGTAATTGCAGAAATACGTGATGCATTGTATATGTTAAAACGTGATAGAGATAGAGAAGAAAAATACAAAGAATTAAAAGAAGCTGCTGATCATTATTTGCACGTTTTAAATAGATTAAAAGCAATAGAAGCTATAACTGGTGAGGACGCAGTATAATGATACATAAAGTAGAAGTAAATTCTAATTTTTTAAATGTATGTAATAATTCTAATGTAGACAATCATCAACATATAAAGTATAATAATGATGTTGGTTCTTTGAAATACGAGGGTGATACATTATATGTTCATACTGGCATAGATTACATTCCAGTTTTTGAAAGTTCTTATATTGATATAAATCAAAATTGGAAAGTCGTATTAGAGTGGGCCAGAGACAAAATGTATGAAGAATGGGAAACAGAAAGAATTCTTAAAAAATATCCAGAAGCACAGAAATCACTTGAAAATCATTTACAAGTTATAAAGTCAATAAAAGCTATGGAAGCAATTACAGGTGGAGATAAAAACATTGACTAATGGAAAAATTGAATCTATTTTTGGACCTATGTATGCTGGCAAAACTAGCGAACTATTAAAACGAATATTGTGGTTGAAACATCAGAATTTAGATATTCTAGTAATAAAACCAAAGGTAGATAATAGATATGCAGACGATGAAATTGTTACGCATACTGGTCACAGGTTTCCATGTGTTTATACAAACAATTTGATGGATTTATTAGATGTTATACCAGTATTAAACAGACAATTATCTAAAGTATTAATGCAGCACACTGTTTTCATTGATGAAGTTCAATTTTTTGAACTAAATGATTTAAAAAATTTTGTAAAAAGATTACAAAGTAATGGAGTAAATATAGTTGCTGCTGGTTTAGATCAAGATAGTTCTGGCATACCGTTTGAAAGTTCTGCTTATATTTTGGCACTTAGCGACGATGTTACTAAAATTAAAAGTTATTGCAGCGTATGCGGGCAACCAGCTACAAAAACTTTTAAAATTGCAAATAGTGGAAATAGGGTGGAAGTAGCTAGTATAGGAGTGTATGAACCAAGATGTCTGGAACATTGGACCCCCGTAACGTGATTGTTGGAATAACTTTTTCTGCATTTGATCTTTGTCATAGTGGACATATTCAAATGTTGCGTGAAGCAAAATCTCAATGTGATTACCTAATATGTGGTTTACAAGTTGATCCTAGTATGGAAAGAATAGAAAAAAATAAACCCATACAAACGCTGGTAGAAAGATATACTCAGTTAAAAGCAGTAAAATATGTAGACGAAATAATACCATATGTAACTGAACAAGATATTTGTGACATTTTAGAAATGTATCCAATAAACATCAGAATAATTGGAGAAGAATATCGTGATAAAGAGTTTACAGGAAAAAACATATGTGAAAAGTTAGGAATAGCTATATATTTCAATAAACGGCATCATAGATTTTCAAGTAGTGAATTAAGAAATAGAATAAAGGAATAAAAATGAGTTGGATTAAAAAATTATTAAATGTAATGCCAGAGCCAGTTGTAGAACCAGTGATGGAACAAAAAGTAGACCCGAAAACATCTACAGAGCCATATGTCGAAGTAGTTAAAATAACAATACCAAATCCAAAAGACCCAACTGTTGGATATTTTGAATTAGATTGGAATGATGCTTTTGTTAAACAATTGCGAGAAGCAGGTTACAGCGGAAGAAAAGACGAAGACGTAGTAGATCAATGGTTTAATGATCTTTGTAGAGGGGTTGTATCAGACGATGAGTTCTGATACAATTCGAACGAATCGGATAAAAACCCCCTGTGTTAAAATTTGTAGAATAAAAGATAACTTTTGTATTGGATGCAAAAGATCATTGGAAGAAATAACACGATGGTCATATTATACTGACGAACAACGAGAAATCATAATTAACCGAGTGAAAAAATGACTTATATTTTAATTGATACCGCTAACTTGTTTTTTAAATCAAAGCATGTAGTTCGGTCTAATGATCCAGAACTAAAAGTAGGTATGGCTTTTCATATTATTTTTAGCAGCATCGCCAAATCATTTCGTGATTTTGGTGGAACACACGTAGTATTTGCCCTAGAAGGAAAAAGCTGGAGAAAAGATTTTTATCTTCCTTATAAACGTAATAGATCAGATTTACGTGCACAAATGTCTCAAGCAGAACTGGAAGAAGAAAAAATGTTTAATGAAGCATTTTCAAATCTTATCCAATATATACGTGAAGAAACAAACTGCACAGTGTTGCAGCATCCACGTTGTGAAGCTGATGATTTTATTGCAAGATGGATTCAAAATCATCCAGAAGATAAACATGTTATTATCAGTAGTGATAGTGATTTTTATCAGCTTATCAATGAAAATGTAAGTCAATATAATGGTATTTCAAATCAACATATTACTATAAATGGTATTTTTGATGATAGAGGAAAGCCTGTTATGGATAATAAAACCAAAGCACAAAAAGTAATAGGCGACCCCAAATGGATTTTATTTGAAAAGTGCATTCGTGGTGATACTAGTGATAATGTGTTTTCTGCTTACCCAGGGGCAAGAACCAAAGGATCAAAAAATAAAGTTGGCCTTATGGATGCGTATGAAGATATGAACACAAAAGGTTATAATTGGAATAATTTTATGCTTCAACGGTGGACCGACCATGAAGGAAATGAGCATAAAGTTCTTGATGATTATAACAGAAACAAAACATTAATTGACTTGACGCAACAACCAGATTATATTAAAGATGAACTGGATAGAGTAATATCAGAAGCAACTGAGCAAAAAGATGCTACACAAGTTGGTATTCGTTTTATGAGATTTTGTGGAAAATATAATGTGCAAAAATTAAGTGATCGTGCAAATGATCATACTACATATCTGAATTCTAAATACACAACAAAAATATAAGAAAATTGGATAAATACTTTTAATAAAAAAGAGTATTTATCCAATGGCAAGACCTAAACCAATAGTATTATTACGATCACACGACGAATGTAAAAGTAAGACAGAAGAAGTATTAGCAGCAGATGGTGTATTTGCTGTATTTTATAAGAATAAACCAATTAGTCTAAAGTGGTCAAGTGAGTTTGCAGACGAAACCCAACCAAAATATAGAAAAACATTTTTTCCTAGCTTTGCTCATGCAAAAAATCTAGCTAGTAGATTAAATAAGAAATTTAATACTACAGATTTTACTGTAGTAAAGTTAGATAGCGGGACTCCATGTGATGAAAGCGAAACGAAATAAATTAGTTAAGCTTTTATCCTCGCAAAATCCAAATATAGAAATTACCGAATCTACCCTATTCGGCAATTATCAAGGATTGAGACTTTCATTAGAGGGATATACTCTTATGAAAAAAGATTTTGATTTCTACAAATTCCCAATATCTGCAAGAATAACCCCGATTAAAAAAGTTATTTTGAATAAAAGCATGGATACTCCATATTATATAACAGATAATAATATATTTTTATTTTCACAAGTTGATGCATTTTCATTGCAAGTCATTGGTGACGTATCTATATGGATAGATTCTATTTCTATCTAAATCATTCTACTTGACACGAATCTTCAAACCATATATACTTATATATCTAAGGATTATAAGGAGATTCGTATCATGAGGTCTAAAATTGATCTAGAAGTAGAAAAATATATACAAGAAGTTATTAACGAACTTCATGGCTCAAAGCTTGATCCTGCTGTTGTCAAAGCAGCAAAAGATTGGTATAAGAAATTTACTGGTATGGATTATTCTGATAAAAACAATATCCGTGATTTGGTAGATATGTATACCTCACTTCATCAAGCCTCTTGACAACATCGACCGAATCATATACATTACTCAAACAAACAAGACACGCCTAACGGAGAATATATAAATGGCTGAAACTCAAACTCGCACAGTAAAACTTAGCGAAGCTAAAAAATATGCAAAACACCATTTCAAACACAAACGCCCATTTTTCCTATGGGGTGCCCCTGGTATTGGTAAGAGCGATCTAATCGCAGGTATCGTTTCAGAAATGAAAAATGCCCATCTTATTGACGTTCGTTTGCCACTTTGGGAACCAACGGATATTAAAGGTATTCCATATTTTAATTCTGAAAAGGTTGATATGGAATGGGCATCGCCTTCCGAACTACCAAATGAAGAGTTTGCAAAACAATATGACACTATTGTTCTTTTTCTTGACGAATTGAATGGTGCTGCACCCGCTGTTCAAGCTGCTGCTTATCAGCTAATTCTAAACCGCCGTGTTGGGACATACAAACTTCCTGACAATGTTGTTATTGCTGCTGCTGGCAACCGCGAAAGTGACAAAGGCGTTTCTTATCGTATGCCAAAACCACTAGCCAATCGTTTCCTTCACTATGAAATTCGTGTAGATTTTAACGATTGGCAGAATTGGGCACTTGGCAATGGTATTCATCCAGACGTTGTTGGTTATCTAACCTTCTCTAAAGGTGATTTGCATAAGTTTGATCCTTCATCAAATGACCGTAGTTTTGCGACTCCTCGTTCTTGGTCATTTGTTAGCGAATTGCTAAGTGATAGTGATGGCTTTACTTCGGAAGAAATTACTGATATGGTTTCTGCCGCCGTTGGCGAAGGTATTGCTCTAAAGTTTAATGCACACCGTGCAGTATCTAGCTTGCTACCTGACCCTACCTTGATCCTAAAAGGAAAGATCACTGATCTAAAAACTCGTGAAATTTCTGCGATGTATTCATTGGCTACTTCACTATCATATGAACTAAAAACACAATATGATATTATTGGTCGTGAAATTGAACAAGAAGATTTCAACGATATGCTAGACAATATGCTTGGTTTCTGCATGAAGCATTTTGATCCCGAAATGAGTATCATGAGTGTTCGAGTGCTTGCAACACAATATGGTATGAAATTGCCTCTACGTAAACTAAAGAATGGCAAAGAATTCTTTGAAAAATACGGCGATCTTGTTCTAGCCGCAGCCTAAAAAAAGCGGGGGAAACCCCGCTTTTTTCTTGACACACTTACTACAGTGTGATAATATAATGTATAACCTATCACAAAGGAATCAAAATGTCCGAAATTGCAGAAAAGAAATTGATCAAAGCACGTCTTAAATTGCTGTTTAAACACCCATTTTTCGGGCAAATGGCTCTACGAATGAAGCTAGTAGACGTTACAAATGAAGGATGGTGTAATACTGCTGCCACGGATTATCGTAATTTTTATTATAATGCAGATTTCATCAATAAAATTGATGACGATGAAGCAGTTTTCCTAGTCGGACACGAATTAGGCCATTGCATTTTTGAACATTTTCTTCGTCGTGACAAACGTGAAAAAGATATTTGGAATATGGCAGGTGATTATGTCATTAATCTTATGCTAAAGCGTGAGCACATTGGTAGAGTTATTACCACTGTTCCAATTCTTATTGATGATAAATACAAAGATAAAACGGCGGAAGAAGTCTATGAAGACCTTATCAAAAACAAAGCTGCTAAAAAACAAACACTAGATGTTCACCTTGAATTTTCGAATGGTGAAAATGATGGAGACGGTGGTGGTAAAGATGGCAACGATGATTCCGATGGTAATAAAAAAGGCAAAGCTCCTACACTAAAAGAATCTGATAAAAAAGCAATGGCTGACGAAATACGGCAAGCTGTATTGCAAGCCGCCGCTGCATCTGCTGGTAATTTACCAGGGGAAATTAAGCGACTAGTTGCACAGTTAACAGAATCAAAAATGAACTGGCGTGAGCATCTTCGGGCTACTATCGAAAGTAATATCAAAACTGACTTTTCTTGGATGCGTCCAAACCGTAAGGGCTGGCATATTGGGGCAATTCTTCCCGGCATGACCCCTGGTGAAGATGTAGAAGGTAGTGTTGGTATTGATACTAGCGGAAGTATTTCTAATACTATGCTTCGTGACTTTTTGAGTGAAGTAAAAGGTATTATGGAACAATATGAATCATATACCATTCGTGTCTGGCAGTTTGACACTAGAGTATACGGGTATGAAACTTTTACACATGATGATGGTAAAGATATTGCCCATTATAATATCAAAGGTGGTGGCGGAACCGATTTTATGGCAAATTGGGAGTTCATGAAATTGAATGGTATTGAGCCTAAACAATTTGTAATGTTTACTGACATGTGCCCATATGGTAGTTGGGGCGATCCAAATTATTGTGACACATTGTTTGTTGCCCATGGCACAAAAACAATAAAAGCACCATTTGGGACTACCGTATATTACGATGATAAAAAATAAAGTTAGGCAGATATAAATCTGCCTAAATAACTATGTAGAAAATAGGAGTATACTATGGAAGATAACGAAGAAGTTATTGATGATTCACCAAAGATAAGTATATCTGAATTGGCAGTTGTAGCAAACTTAATTGATTTGGCTGTGCAACGTGGTGCTTATAAAATTAATGAAATTAAACAAGTTGGTGAGGTTTATGAAAAACTTGCATCATTTGTTAAATATGTTGCAGAGCAACAATCAAAAGAAAGATCAGTATAATGAAACATGTAGGAATGGTAGCTAATACTGGTCGAAGATGCGTGGTAGTTTTTAGAGAAATCTATGACGAAAAAGGCAACGTAGTAGAACCAGATAAATGTCTTGTGGTTGAAACTGATACTTTACCAGATCATGCCCATCAAGATATTATTAGTATTGTAGAAAGTGAACCAGCACAAAGAACTGGCAATCTTTACGAAGTATTAGCAAGAAGTCGTATGACCGAAGGTAGCATTGCATTGGTATGGCTTCATGCTAATAAGCGACTTACAAAATATGATACTTCAAATGTGTATCTTCTTCCAGATTCAAGCACTAAAGTAAGATTGGATAAGATAAACAAAATTGTTGCCTTGCAAAAGTCTGGTGCTTCGCAACAAGACATTGAAAATATAATGAGGG